TTTAAAGCTGAGAAATTAACGCTATTAAAGTTGTTTGTAGGGCGTCCTGTTGTTGTGCAAAAATTATACCATCCGTAAATCTTATTTTCATTAATGCTAAATTTTTCATTTATGTCAAAGTGTTTTTTAAACTCCTCGTTAGTTTTAAATCCCTCACTTACCATTTTAGCTAACGTAGGAGTTAATATTTCGTTATACCACTTATTTGATTCTTCACTTTTATAATTAAGTATGTACGGGTAAATCGCGTTAAATTCTTCCTCCAACGCCTCGTAATGTTTTGCAAGTGGAATGATTTTATTTACGTTATTTGCGCCATATTTGCGCTCATAGAACGTGTGAGTGCCCGTTTTAGGTAGTCCCTCTAATGGTTCGTTTTTTAATAAATAGTATATACTTTGTATATCCGTATAAGGGAGTGTAGGGATGTATAGTAAAGCTTTTATTTTTTCTTTTACAAATATATTTGTATAAGATCTCAAATATTTTATTGGTAAATCAAGCCCAAATGCTTCTGGGTGATCTAAATTAATAATAAATCCTTTTTCCTTACTAAACGAGTAGATATAAAGGGCACAAAGTGATTGTAATTTGGGGTGTACCTCGTCGTTATTTGTAATAAATTGAAGATAGCATTCTTTTCCTTCATCACTAAAAAAACGTTCTAATTGATCTTGTGTTTCTATGAGGTAATACATTCCTCATAATATACAAAGAATATTTTTAGTATCCACCTCCCCCTCCACCATAATTTACAGGTGGGGGTGTGAATGAAGCTATATATTGCATGGGTTTATCTTCTAATTGGGGGCGATCAAAAGTTAAAAAAGCATGAAACCCTTCAATATGGAACGCTCCTTCCATAGGACCTTTTTCGGGATGAATATGATATCTAGACCCTTCAGGATAAGGAGTGCCATCTTCATAAAAAAGTTCATTTAGGCCCGCTACTAGATTTTCATTAGTATTATCTATAAATTCTAAAGGATTATTAAATAATGAAATTATATTAGGATATGTACGTACTAAAGATAATATAGTATCATTATTTACTTTTCCAGATTGTAAAGACCAGTTTAATTTACCTTTTTGGTAAAATATGTTACTTATTTTTTTAGATTGAAACATTTTATATGTGTCTTTATCTATTTCTATTATGTAACTAGTATCATTTGTTCTTTGACAAAAATGCCTTTCCCAAAATCCTTTATTAAAATCCTCTTGAGTAGGTTGAGGTTTTGAAGGAGAAGGGGTTTGAAAGTTTTTAACTTTACTATAGTATGGTTTATTTAATTGGTTATATAAAAAGTTTTCTTTATTTACAACCATATTTCCCTTGGGAATTTCTATACGTTTTAATGGAGTATTTAAATCTAAAATAGAATTTCCCGCAAAATATCTGGTACCATACTGAATATATTCTCCCTTATATTGTACACCTGTTTGAGGATTATAAAATTCACCCCCGTTAGTGTGTTTAATAGAATATTGAGATTTAGGTATAAAAGGCATAATATTACGGGTTTAGAAGTTTTGATAATGCAAGTCGGGCTCTGCCTTTAGCTATTCCTTCAATAGCCATATCACCTCTACTCCGACTATCTTCATATGAACCCGTAGCTTCTAATCCAGTAATAGGATCTTTAGCTACTGCATCAAATCTAACTCTATCATTAGGGAGGATAGTGCGAGTTGTGGTAACTATAATTTGGGAGTCGATTTCAGTTTCTACAGGTTCTTGGGATTGGTTAGGATTTAAGATTGGAGGACCTGTTTGTATAGTATCACTTCTAACCCAACCTGAATTATTAGGACCAAAGCTTCCGTCACCATTATCTTCACCCGTATTAGTAAATTCGGGTATAAATACATTAAGCGCCGCAGAGCTCATTTCAAATTTATACCAACTACTTATAGGGGTAGGGCCTTCTACTATTTCAGTTATTGTACCTAATAGTAATCCTTTATTTCCCGGAGGTATAGCACCTATTACATTATCAAAGAAATCAAATGCACCTGAATCGTTATTAACTTCTGCAGATTCTCTTACGTAAGTATATCCTTGTGGATTACCATTTTTATCTTGTAAAAGTATTTCTCCCGATTCGGTAATTATTCCATTTATTTTAACATAAATTGGGTCTCCTACCTGAAGTTTATTTATTTGAGGTGGTATAGTTTGTTGTTCTAAACTAATATCAAATCCTTCATTACCTACTAAATTAGGATCGTATAATAAAGCAGTTTCAAGAGCTGGAATTCCATCTATAGCTGATTTACCTTGGTTTTCATTGGGAAGCATAATCATTTTTCCTCCTATTTTAGTAGTCCAATCTTGGCCCGCTGTTATGCTTTGTTCTTCATTAAAGACTATAAACCCTACATTAGCTCCTCCTTTAATATTACTTCTATATGCTCTAGGTAATCTATCTTCTCTAATCTTAAATATACATCCTATTAGAATATTCGATATACCATCAAAAGTTAAATTAAATTCTAATGGTATTACAGCACTAGTACTAATATTTTTTAAATAAAATGATTCTATTTCTAAAGCAGTAGTTTGTAATGTTTTTAGAGTAGTTTTTAAATCTGATACTCTATCATCTGCATCCGAAATTTCATCATTAGCGTTAAAGTTAACTATTTCAAAATAAACTTTTTTATACTTTTCAAATTCATAATAAGCACCAGTATACCTATCTATTAATTGTTCTTCGGGGGTCTTTTGTTGGGCTTTAGCTCTTTCTTGTTGAATTTTAAGTTTAGCTTCTTCTGCGGTTTCATCAACGGGGGGTGAAGGGGGAATAAATAATCTATTAGAAATACATCTATTAAAAGCATTAAATGTTACGTCATCAATGTCTTCAGAACTACCCGGATTTTGGGCATGAACTGCTACTGTTGACTTTAGAGCATCAGGGATGGTGGCTTCTAAGCTATAGTCTCTAACAACACTTTTATCCGATTGAACTTCTACTACAAATATTTCGTCTTTAATTTCTGCAATTTCTTCATTATCAACAGGTAAGTCTATTATATATGCTTGATTACTAAATTCATCGTCTATTTTAAAAATAAAATTATGGAGGGGACATGCTTCGTTTACTTTATCCCATATGCTTTTTATAAAAGCCCCTAAATCAGCATCTTTTTGTCCCCTAATACTGTCATCATAGGCTTCTTGCAACATTTCAGTGTTTAAATATATACCACCTATATATTTTTCTGACATTTTCTGGCTTAAAACATTAGTACTTACGTCATCTATATCGGGTATTTCATTATCAAAAATATTTGCTATACTATTAGTGGTTCTATTATATAAAGAAGTAATTTTATCAGTAACTGATTCTAAAACTTTTCCACCAAAACTTTCAGCACCTATAGTATTTTGTAAAGAAGTATCAAACCATGAATGAGGTAATATACAAACACTAGGATCACAACTTAAATCTGTTATATCAGGGCCTGCCGCAGATTTAAATGAGTTGTAAAATAAAGGTGCGTTTTCTTTTTTATTTGTGAGAGGATTATTAATTAATTTTTCTTGAACAATTTTAACAGCAGGTTCAGCACCATTAGACTTAGGTATAACTAGTTCGTTTATTAAGTGAGCAAATAAATCCCATCTAATATAACCAGTATTTAAAGGTGCACTAAAATCACCTGCTTGTGTAGTTTGATATTTTCTTAAAATATATTGTTCTAAAACAAGATTTTTATCTTTAGCTTCTTGTATTGGGAGAAAAGTAGAATTTATTTTATCCAAAATAGCACCTACTAATTTACCTGAATTATCATTAAATTCAAGAAATTGGGGAAGCCATTCTTCTTCAGCTCCTCCTGTTCCTATTACTCCTGTAAATTTAGCTAAAGCTAAAATAATGGCTTTTAAAGAGTCTGGATTTTTAATTTCTTCTTCAGTTTCTTCTACTTTAAATTCTATATCTATATCCCCAAACTCTGTTAATAGAGCATTTTTAATTGGTCTAATTTTAATAGAATCAATAGCTTCTCCCATAGATACAAGTTCAGAATAGCAATCAAAACCACCATCAGGTCTAGCCTGGTACCCAAAATTAGTTATAAACCCCATAAAGGCATCAGCATTACCAAAAGTATCTTTTTTTAATTTTATAATTGCACTATATAAATCTTGTTGCTTTAATTTATCTGAAAAAAGATAATCTTTTTTTCCTGTCGTTCTTTCTAAAACTGAGGCTACAGAAAATTCTTCTGTAGATATTTCTCCATCGTTTCCAATAAAGGGAGACCATCCCCATTCTACTAGTACAGGATAACCTGGCCTCATGTATAACATTTCCATAACTTCTAATTGTTTTAAATTATGGACAACAAAACTTAATTTAGCTTGCCTTAAAGAACCATAAGCACTTTTGGTTTTTACACCTAATGATGTAATACCTGGCATAGGTACTTGACCAAAACCGTCTATATTATCCCCATGGGATGAAATAGAAGGGTCACCATAAGCAGAACCTACTTTTCCAAAGGTATTACTTCGTGTATTGTTATTATTTAATATTCCACCTTGTAAAATAAATCTTCTAGCTAATTCAGACCCAGCTAAAGATTTAAAATCTATTTCAGATACACCGTCGGTAATATCTAATCCTACGTTTTCTCTATAGTCAACTAAAGAAGTAGCTCTAATAACACACTGTTTATTTTGATTCCAAGTAAGAGCATTTGAGTTTTTAAATCCCTTTCCTTGTAAGTTTTGTCTAACTTTTAATTGATTTCTTACCCATTCAGGGAAAGTTTGTTTAAAAATACTCATCTATTTTTATTTATCCTTTCAAATTCAGTAATTATAGGATTAGGGTTTGAAGGAATTCTAATTTGTAACCCACCAGGACATACATAACTATCTCTTCTTAATTTACCAGGATTAGCTGTGGTTATTATCCACCATAAAGATGAGTTATTATAAAATTGGTGGGCTAATATATCTACCCTATCTCCTACTTCTGTTTCAATATAAACATCGTCTACAGATTCTTCAATTTGAGGATAGATAACGTTTCTTAAATATCTAGTTCCTGAAAAAGTTTTTTTAGTAAGTGTATTTCTATATCTATTCATAATTAAGAATCTTTATGCCATTGTTGGCTTGTAAACACTCCTCTTTCAGGTAGTATATAAGGTAAATCTTTACGATTTTCGGGTGCAAAATCATGGATAGGTTTAAATTTACAACTTACGTCTAATACATGAGGTAATTGATTAGCATCTTTATCAAAACTATCATCATATAAAGCAATTTCCCATGGGTAATTTTTACTCCAGGATAATCCTATATTTTCAAAAAAACCAGGAATTTCATTACACCAGTCACCTATAGTTAATCTGTTATATTTAGCTCTCATTCTACCATTTTGTGAATATTCGGGAGCAGTTTGTGCTACTAAATAATTTAGTTTCTGGTATATAGGTTTCATTTCAGAACGTGTTTGAGCTGCTATTTTAAATTTAAAACTTAAAGAACGGTCAAATTCATTGTATGTATAAAACTTTTCTGCTCTACCATTATATTTGTAATTATTATATCCTGCTGTAAAATCATCAGATAAATCCTCTAAAAAGGCTCTAAATACTATTACGTCGTTTTTATCAGGGTTTACTGAGTCAATTACATTAATCCTAAATTTAATTAAATCAGTAGGAAGATTAGCTTCATCTATACCACTTTCAAAAGAAGCTATTTTAAATTGATTTACATTATCTTCACTACCTGGTGAGCTGATACTATAATCTATCCCATCATCTTTAAATGCGGCTTTTGATATTACTCCACCAGGGGTTCCTACACCTGCTCTTTGTTGTATTGTTTTATCTGGGCGAAATTTTGGCATTATGCAAAGTTACTATTTGATATATTTCTCATTTGTGATGGTAATTCTCCTTGAGAAGAAGCATTAAAATTATCGTTAGTAACTTTAATATTACCTTGGCCTTCTTTTAGTGCTACTACCATTTCAGGGACAAGGGCATTAATGGTTGCCGTAACTGTTTCTTCAACAATTGTTCTAACTTCTTCTCCTGTGATACCTCCAGCGTTAGCAGCAGCAGCTCCTGCTCCACCTCCTCCCCCTCCTATTCCTGCCCCCCCTCCACCACCACCTGTCGCGATAGCTCCTATACCTGCTACTGCAGCTAAGACGGGTAGTGCAGGTAATAACATCATAGCACTGGTTGCTAACCCTGCCATTGCTATACTTAATCCGCCTAATCCTAAAGCTAAACCTACTAAACCACCTAAGTTAACATTGTTAGATAAATCAATTAATGATTGAGTTAAAGCAGGCATTACAGTTACAACAGCATCCGCTATAGAGGTTATAACTGTTGCTATACCTTCCCCTACCATCATTATACCAGCTCCTGCAAGAGCTACAGCGGCCCCAAAAGGTACTAATGATAAAGTAAGTGCACCAATAAGTGCTACTGCTAAAAATGGTGCACCCGTAGCTGCGGCAACACCTAATTCTGCTAATCCTGCAGATAATGCTATTAATCCGGCTGAAGCAAGTTCTCCTAAGAAAGCAATAGCCATCATACCTGGTATTCCTATAGTTAAGACAGCAAATGCCGCAGCTGCCCCCATTAAGGGTAATATACCCTTAGTAGCTCTTGAAAAAGCACCAACACCATTAGCTATTCCACTTAATGCAGTTTGGAGCTTTTTACCATTAATACTTTCAGTAATTTTTAAAGGTAAAGATGCTAAACCTAAAGCAATTAAACCAGGTGCAGATAAAACCATATTAAGAGCACCTTTTAATACACTACCATCAGCAAAAGATTTAATACCTTCTGCTATATTTTGCATTTTTTCTTTTAATGCTTTTCCATCATCAGTAGGAGCTGGTGTAGCACCTGTTGCACCCGCAGCATCAGCAGCACCCGAAGCAGCAGCTGCCGCTGGGCCTGTACCTGGCTTAAACACACCAGCTGCGTTAGCTGCTTCTTCACTTACTAATCTACCTGAAGCCATATCTCGGAATCTTCCACCTCCAGCCATTCTAGGATCAAATTCAATACCTGCCCCTTTATCACTACTAAATACCTCTAATATTTTATCTTTAAGACCTTTTAGTGGTTCAGATAATTCTTTTATTTTATCATTAATTCCGTTGAAAAAGTTAGTATATGTATCTTTTTTAAAGATTCCTGATATCATTGAACCTACATCCCCAAAGCCTACTCCTAAAGCTTTAGCAGCTATTACAGCTGCTAATAGTCCGTTTGTAAATCCTCCTGTAGCTTTATTTAATTTTTCTATTAATCCTGCTATAAAAGCAATAGGTTGAACTAACATTCCTATTATATTAATTATAGGAGAAAATACAGTCATAATAGACCCAAATAGGTCTTTTACTTTTTCAACAGCTGCATTAAATTTATCTTGTGCACTAAGAGCCTTCATTTGCTCTAAAGTTTGTTCCCCAAATTTGTCCCTAATTTCATCTTGGGTCATATTTTGGGTTTCTTGTCTCATCAACATTTCGCCTAAGGCGTCACGTGATAAGCCCATAGCAGCAGCCATTTTTTCTTGTTGAAGAGCATTCATATTACTAAATGAAGCTAAGTCAACACCTTGTTTTTGTAATTCTTTACCTACTGTTTCTAAATCATTATTTAAAGCAGCGGTTCTTGCTTTTTCAAGATTAAGTTGTTTACCTGTTAATAATTCGGCTTGTAATTCGGCTTCAATACTACTTTCAAAACTTAATAATGAGTTTTGAATACCTTCAATATCTTTTAAGGTTGCACCTAATTCCCTAGCGGCTGCTGCTGATTTTACTAATGCCGCGGGGTTTGCTGATAAGGAAGCTTGTAATCCTTTAGAAGCACTAGCAGCATCATTTAATAAATCTTTAGCCGTAGCAGTAGTTTTACTAGTTTTAATAGTTTCATTAGCAACATCCACTAAATTACCTAAAGTTTCTTCAGTAGCAGGACCCTGTAGTCTTAATATAGTAGTTAAATTTGCTGCTTCTGATCCTGCCATTCCTAACCTTTCTGATAAAGTTAAAAATGTTTCTGCGGATTGAGATGATACATCAAAAACTACTCCTGCTTGTTCCTTTAATTTAAAGAACGAATCTTGTAGTTTAGTACTATTTACAAATATATCATTAGTTGCACCTGCCGAAAATTCAAAGTCATCCCTTAAACCTTTTGCAGCACTACGTGATATGCCTAATCCTTTTTCTAAGCCAGCAATTAACCCGTCAATTCTAAATAAAGTAGAAGTAATTGCAGTAAATATAGCAGCAGGATCAGTTACTGCTTTTTTAAATACAGTACCAAATGAACTAGCAAAAGCTCCTAAACCTTGGATTTTTCCTTTATATCCATCTAATAATGTGCCTTCATCTTGCCTCGCTTGTAATATTTCTTTGGCTCCTTGCTTAATTTCATTCTGTTGATCATTACTAAAACCTAATAATTTACCTAAAGCTCCTACAGTTTGGCCTGTAATCCCAGATGCATCTTTTATTTGTTCAGCTAATTTTAGTTCGAGTTGTCTTTCTTCATTAGCAGCTTCTAAAGCGGCTGCATTTTGTCTGGTAACTAATAATTGTTGTTCTGAAACTGAAAGATTTCTTACAGAATTAGCTAATTGTTCATCTGCTACTTGAGCCATCTCTATTAACCTATCTATTTTAGATTGGTCAATAGCTTCACCTTTGTTTAACTTATCTATTTCGTTTTGTAAAATTTGATCAATTCGCTGTCTTCTAGCTAAAATTCGTTCGCTTTGTTCAAACTCTTTAGATAACCCATCTCCAATACTATTTGTTAAACTTTCTTGTAATTTTTGGGCTTTAGCAACTACATCATTATTCTTAATGATTTGTTTTTCTATATCATTAATCTCTCTTAAACCTTCTTTTTGGTTTAATAAAGATCTTGTAATTTCTCTATTAACACTTAATAAATTTCTATCAAAATCGTTTCTTTGAGTAGTAATTCCTAAAGCTTCTTTAAGGGTTTCTACTAAAGTAAAAGATAGATTTAACCTATCATTCTCGATTTGAGATTGTTCCCGAGCTAATTGATTAATAGCTTCTCTTAGTGCTTTTTCTTCTTCAGGTGTTGCCATTATAAGATATTCCTATATAAATATTAAAAAATATAAGGCAGTTTTAAGGCTGCCTTATAATTCATTATTTAAACCAGAATCAGATGGGAGATTATCCCAATCTATATCAAAACTTTCTAAGGTTTCCATTGCTTTTTGATCATTAGATTTTCCTTTAGAAGCTTCTTCCTGCTTTTTATGGATATCACTAATTTTATTAATATAGTAACGTCTTAAATAAACAGGCATATTCCAAACTTGTTCGAAACTGAATCCTCCCTGTCCCCAGTAGACGAGGTCGAATACCTCGTCATAAATTACTGGTTTATACCTGGAGGTCAGGCCAAAAGAAGCCTACTCCGATGGGAATTTGGACGTCACTAACAATAGTGCCATCCTCTCCTTCGAAGTTAAACGTAAGATCTACGTCAGGGGATATATCCTTTATATAATTTCTTAATGCTCTAGAATCAACAGCAAGTAATTCACTATCTACAAATTCTTTAATAACATTAGTATCTGTTTCACCATCAACCGCTGTAATAGTATGTTTTAGTCTAGTAGTTAATTCTGTTTCTCTTCTTAATTTTCTTTGAGCTTTAAGATTACGTTGGATATTATTTTCATCTCTTTGAGATAAAAGTTTAAATGTTAATGTTTTACCCGATCTAGGTAATTTAAACTCAAACTCATTTACCCCAGAAGTTTTAACTAATGTTTCATCTAATTCTTTATCCTCAATTAAAGACAAGTCAATCATAACTTCTTCATCTTCTTGGGTTTTAGGATTAGTGTAGTTAAACACATACTGAGGCCCGTACCCATAAACCCGTGCTGCTACCAGAATAGCGTTTTTATCTCCAATTAAAATGTCATTAAAATCAATAGGTGACACTACTAGTGCCTCAAGTAATTTATCAATTACTACACCTGATTTAATAAAGCTTTGGTTAGTTAAGATATCTTCTTCTTTTGCAGTCATATACTTAACTTCAATAGTACCATCACTTAGGGGAGATCCTTCTGGATATAATAGACCTTTTGAAGGTAGGCCAACCTTTTCGGTTTGTAACTTTTTTTCTGCCATGTTATAACATTTATTGTTGCATATACATATATGAATAAATAAGAAGAGGCGCCAAAGGCGCCTCTTTCTTTACTATGTTTTGGCAATTAGTATCTAAGAATGCAGTAATCCATAGCTAATGTCATGCCTATAGTTTGGGCGGTATTAGCATTAGTCCAATCAGCGTCTTGGAAGTTTAGTTCTTTAATAAAAGTACCTTTACATTCCCACTCTTCAACAATATCACCCACAGGACCTAAAGAACGGAATTTAACATCTTTTTTATAAAAGTCTTGGTAACCGTCTCTACCAGTTACAGCTTCGTGGTGAAGTCTAAACCAATTCATTACTGCCTGAGCACCAGATGGGTTAATAGGATCATATAATTCACATGTAATATCAGCCCAGTTAACTTTACCTTTTAATTTTCTTTTCAAGTTAATGTGGTCGAGTACTATTTCTTCAAATGAAGGCTTAGGACGATCTGCTTTTTTTACTAAATAAGCGGGTACGCCTTCGATATCAAAATAGAATCTATTTTTAGTCTTAGGCTCATATGTTTTATAAAACATACCAATATCGCCTAACTGTTCATTCTTTAAAATTGCCATTTTTTATTTGTTTTAATGTTGTTGGTTGTCAATACATATATTAATCTGTAAAGGAAGCTCCAGTAGGTGTTAAAATAAAGTCTAATACTATAAATTCTGCAGTTCTAGTAGGTTGTAAGAATACTTGGCCTACTAATTTATTTTCATCTATAATATCAGGAGTGTTTAACTGCCCGTCCATTTTTATTTGGAAGGCAAATAATCCCTGCCTTTGAACTAAACTTTCTAAATAAGGAGTAGCTTGTCTTACAAATCTATCTCTAGTCTGTTGTGTATTCTGTTCAAATACAATACTTTTAGAGAACCCATTAATTGTATCTTTTACATCAAGTAATAATCTACGAACATTTACTCTATCAAGTGCACTAGCTGCAGTTTGGAGAGTTTTTTGTCCAAATACTACTATCCCTTGGCTAGGAAAAGTAGCTAGTGGATTTACCTTATTTGAGTATAATGTATCTCTTACAGCTTTGCTTAACTTTTTTTCTACTTTAGTAACATTAGTTATTCCTCCTCTAGTTAACCCAGCAGGAGCAAACCAAGGGGCAGCAATCGAATCATTTTTAGCATAAACTCCTGGTATAACTACTGAAGCGGGGCATTCTACATTTCTACCTAACTCGGCACTTCTAACTTGTGCCCAAGGCCAATATGCTGCCGCAAATGAAGTGTCTAATTCTCCAGCTTCTGATGCTACTGTAGACGTATTACTTCCATAAGGTACTAAATCTACTATAAAGAAACTATCACCTCTTCCTGTAGTGTTTTCAATTATAGTATTAACTGTAGAAGAATGATTTTGTTGGTTTAGCCCGGGGACTACTAATGTTTTAAATTTATACTCTTCTTTATTTTTCATAAGAGTAATAGCATTAGTATAATCAGTAGTATCTAGACCTTGGATATTAGTAACATTAATATTTTTTCCAAATAAAGGATTACCATCTAAATTACCACCGCCCGCACTACCAAATGAACCAGAACCACTATTAGGTAAGCGATTACTAAATGGGAAACCACTACTATCAACATTTACAGAACCATCTGCCAATTGATATTCATATAAATTATTATTTATAGTTTTTATTCTTATAAAATTAGATCTATTAGGAAATTCTCCCCTAGCTACTACTTTATCAGTTTCGTATTCAAATACCTGATCGCCTACTTTTTTAGCTATATAATTGGCAGAAAGAGGATCTAAAGAACAGTTAGTAAATTGTTCTAAGACAATAGGTTTAGCAGTAGTGTCATCTCCTCTTCTAATAACTAAGGTAAAAGTACCTGCGTTTTTATTAAGATTAGATATTTCCCATCTTAAATTATTTTTAGATCCGCTATCTAAGGCACCATTATTTAGGTGGCCTGAAGTACTATTATTTATAGTACCTTTACTTAATGTTTCTATTATAAAGGGATTATTAACATCATTACTAGAAGAAACAGATGTAATTAAACTACTAGTAGCGGGATTCCAATTATCTCTATCTGTTACAACTCTAGTAACAATAGCAGAACTACCACCATTTTGGAAATAATTTTTAACTGTTAAGTTAGTAAAATATTCATATGCATTAGATGCTGATTCTATAGTGGTTCCAAAAATGTTTTTAAAATCATTGTAATTTTTTACCATAGTAGGTATTTCTACAGGACCTTTTACAGTAGGACCTATTATAGCTAATCCCGAAGGATCAACACCCGGGGTAATAAAAGATCTATCTACTTCTTGAAGTAATACACCTGGTGATACTATTGTTTCTGTTGCCATTTTATATTGTTTTTTCTGGTTCTATTAGTCAATAAAGCTAGCGCCCGTTTTAGTTAATACAAAGTCTAATACTACAAACTCTGCCGTTTTAGTAGGTTGTAAGAATACTTGGCCTACTAGTTTATTTTCATCTATAACATCTGAGGTATTTAATTGACCATCCATTTTTACTTGGAATGCGTAAACACCCTGTCTTTGTACTAAACTTTCAAGGTAGGGAGTTACTTGTCTTACAAATCTATCTCTAGTCTGTTGTGTATTTTGTTCAAATACAATACTATCAGCCATTTCACCTATAGTATCTTTAACATCTAACAATAACCTTCTAACGTTTACTCTATCGAGAGCGCTTTTAGCTTGTTGTAATGTTTTTTGCCCAAATACTACTACGCCTGTATCCGCAAATGTTGCAATGGGGTTTACCTTTCCTGAATATAATGTATCTCTGTTAGCTTTAGAGAGTTTTTGTTCTGTTTTGACTATTAGTCTTCCTAGTTTTCCCCTAGTGTCACCTGCGGGTGCAAACCAGGGAGCAGCAATCGAATCATTTCTAGAATATAATCCTGGGATTATAGTAGAAGCAGGTGCCCATACATTTCTATTTAATTCAGTGCTACGAACTTGTACCCAGGGCCAATAAGCAGCGGAGAATGAACTATCCAATTCTCCGGCTTCCCCCGTTACTGTAGTTGTGTTACTTCCATAAGGTACTAAATCAGTAATAAAGAAACTATCACCTCTTAGGGTAGTATTTTCAATTAACTGATCTATAGTAGATGAATGTTGTTCTTGGTTTAATCCGGGTGCTACTAAAGTTTTAAATTTATAAGTTTCTTTATCTTTTAAAATTGAAATTGCTTTAGTATAAGCCGCAGGATATAAACCTTGAATGTTATCTGTTCCCGCTGAAGATTGTGATCCAAATAAGTTTTTAGTTTGATCAGCATTTAATAAAGTTCCTGTACCGTTTTCAAAAGATCCTGAAGAATTAATAGGGAGTGAAGCAGAATAAGATATTCCCGCGCTATCTAAAGCTACTGAGTTTCCATTACCTATATAGTTAATAGTAGGTAAATTAACTGCTCCTATTCTTATAAAATTGGATCTATTAGGAAATTCACCGTCTACGGTTACTATATGGTCTCCTGTTTCTGCGTCTAATTCTACTGTTTGGGTTTGATCACCTATTCTTTTAGTAATAAAATTATCAGATAAGGGATCAAGTGATAATTCTGTGAATTGTTCTAAAACAATCGGCGCAGCTGTTGTATCATCTCCTCTTCTTAAAACTAGGGTAAATGTACCCTGTGCACTATTTTTATTTAAAATTTCCCATCTTATATTATCCGCGGATCCGTTTCTTAGTCCCCCGTTAGGTAATACACTACCTGCGGATACTCCAGTAATTAAGTTTGAAGCTTTAATAGTAGAGGGTAAACCAGTTCCAACTGTAGTAACTATATCGTTAGATTCATTATTAGCAAATGCTATTTCTCCGCTAGTTAAACTAGTATTAACTAAAGCAGTTGTATTTGTAGCATTAGATACTAATGACGCGTCATTTAATGCACCTGAAAGTAATAAAGAAGCACTAAATGCTGTAATTTTACCCGCAGTACCACCCACATTACTTCCTACTAAGTTTACTTTTACTACTTCAGCAGTAGATGATGTTAAAGAGGCGGTTGCACTATTAGTATAAGCAGATCCGGAAAATACAAAATTAAAAGTTGTACCTCCTTTTACTACTCTAATAAAATCAGTTCCAGTAGTTAATTCTAACGAACTAGTATTTATTTCTCCTGTAAAATCAAACGTAATCTTATCTACTCCAGCTATTCCTGTTTCGGTATTATTAAATACAGTTCCTTCACCTAATGTTTTAAGAGTAAAAGGTTGTGTGCTACCTTTAGCTGATGCAGAAATATGTGTGTTATCCGCTGTTGTCCAATCAGTATCTGTAGAACCAGAAACAACTCTTACTACAAGTGCAGAAGAACCACCATTTTCAAAATAATTTTTAACCGCTAAATTAGTAAAATATTCATATTTTTGGCTACCACTTCTAATAGTAGTACCAAAAACTTGTTTAAAATCATTATAGCTTTTAATTTCCGTAGGGATTTCAACAGGTCCTTTGGTTGTGGGGCCTATAATCGCCATACCTGATGGATCTGTTGTTGGTGTTATAAAAGATCTATCAACTTCTTGTAATAATACCCCAGGAGATAAGATTGTTTCTGTTGCCATTTTATATTTTTTTTAATTTCGAATGAGACAAATATGGGGGAACCATAAGTGGTCCCCCATAAATATAAAACTATTTCACAAACCAGATTTACTCTGGGTCTATTGGTGTAAATTCTCCCGTTTCTAAGTTGATACTACCTTGTCCGTATTTAGAATTTAAATTAGAAAGAATTTCTTGTTCTTTTCTTTTAACTTCTGTAAAATTATCTTCCACTTGTCCTTTTCTTTCATGTAAAGTAATTTCTTCAAGATACACTTGTCCCGCTTGATTAACTACAGCAGTATATAATTGCTGCAAGTCTTGGATTTCCTGGATTTCTTCAGGAGTAAATTTAATTGGATCTGCCATAACTTTTTAATTTTATATGTTTGAATATACGTATATGTTTTTTATAAAAACCTTAATCAGGAATAAATTTTTTTAATGAACCTGAATATAGATATTTTCCATAACTATAATTACCTATCTCAGGGTCAGATAGGTCAAAAGATGCAGATTTATAAATAGTTATAAATTGTCCACTTTCAGAGGTATATAACTTATACCCATCAGGTTCACATATATATTTTACTCGTATCATTATCCTTCTATAAGTTCAATATTATCAATAGCCATATCACTTCTAAAGCTAGTACCATTTTGGGTTACAAAATAAATATAATGTATCGCGTCTGTTGCTCTATATGAATTTAGGCTAACTGTTTGTTGTTGCCATACACTTGAATTAGCAGTATAACCACTAAAACTTTCAAGAGCTAATAATTCTGTTGCTGTTGAATGATTTGAACTAGCATTTGTATCTATATAAACGTATAAATCCCCCATAGTTGAACCGTAAGCATGGACCCAAAATTTTAAATTAAGATCATTTCCTGTGTTTATCATTTCTGTGCTAAAATTAAAACCGGGCATTCTGGTTACAAAAGCAAAAAGGCTTCTATTACTAGAAGATTCGCTAAATAAGTACCTATCTCCATCAGATGAAGTATCATGGCTTCCATCTGATGGGTCTACTCCTCCATTAGGGCCAGTACCACTTGAACCGGTTCCATCTTGTCCACAATTCCATCCTTTAACTGTTTTATTAGATGTTCGCCCCCAAAAAGTTCCATCAACCGCACTAGTACCATTTACCCAATCTGAATGGGTATTTGAAGGAGACCAATTACTTGTAGTACCTTCGGCGGTTGTCTGATCTTCAAACTGGTATTGTTTACTAAATAAAGAAGGTGGGGCTGCTCCCGTTAATACTAAACCATTAAATTTTGCAATTGTATTACCTACAACAGTATCAAGTTTAGCAATACTTCCACTAATAATTGAATTAACTTTTTCTGCAGTGGCTCCTTCCTGGTACGTAACTCGTAAACCAAAACCTCTTACTAACCCGGCTACCATAGCACTACTTTCATTTTGGAAAGTTATAGCAAAACCAAAATTAGCTTGATCGGCTGGATCCCATGATAATCCAGCTAAATCAGAAGTACCCCCAAATAGTACATCATCACCTGCAGAATTATTTTTATACGATTTATTACCCCCATCAAACTCAGCTGTAGTATCTGAGTTGCTTAAAGTAATACCACTAAATCCACTATTATCAAAAGTTAATTTTGAGGAATATGAAGTCCCATTATGTAAATAACATTCTACATCAAATGTACCCGCGCTTGAACCAAATGAACCTATTCTAGAATTACCACTACCATCAAAATCTGTTCCTGCTACAACTTCAACTCCTAATATTGTAGCCCCTGCGGGGATTTGAGAAGCATTAAAAAAATTAGTAAATAATACTCCAGAGGGAGTAGCTGTAGCGGCCATAGCACTAGAGCCTACGGAAGTTTCTAGTACTCTATTACATTGAGTTGAAGAAATAGATGCATAATTTACTCCATCACCTATATCGGTTCCTATACTTGTGTGGCTGTTTGGTCCTTCTATATTAGTTGTTGGCATTGTAAATACTAAATTGTAACTCGGATGGACATAACCAACCAGTATTAGGATCATAATCCCAATCTGCTATAAAATAATTCCCTTCTTGGTAGTAGACACCTTCATAATATTCTCCATTAATTAATTCTATATCAGGGTCATCTGTAGGAACTAAACTAATAGATTCTGTTTTTAATATAGTATTACTTCCTGATTGTATAGTTTCCCATACATCTGATATACTATTGTATCTTTGTGTAGCTCTTATATATCCCATTATGATACCTCAATAAAGTCTGGTGATGGGTTAAAATATATTAAATCAGTACCAAATTGATGGCCTAATATTCTAACAATGTCTCCAGAGGTATCTGGAGCTGTAGATATAAATCTACCTTGGTTTGTATCGTTCAAAAAAACCGGGCTACCTATTCCAGCACCTGGATCTGAGAATGGGTTTACAAATCCTCTAAGGCACATACCATCTACAGATGGATTTGTTCCTACTGCTACCGCAAGAGAAGCGGTAGCAGTAGATGCAGCGTTTGCTTGTGCTAAGGTCCAAGTACCATCATGTTTTAGAAAATATACACCACCAGCTACCGTATCACCAGCACCGCCACCAAACTTGACAATAT